ACCACAAATAACTTACCGTTCAAACTGGCATCACCTCCAACCATTAGGTTGCTACCGACGGATAGAATGGCATTCATGGAAACATCCTCGACCACAAATAACTTGGAATTCAAACTAGCATCACCACCAACCATTAGGTTGCTACCGACGGATAGAATGGCATTCATGGAAACATCCTCGACTACAAACAACTTGCTATTCAAACTAGCATCACCACCAACCATTATGTTGCTACCGACGGATAGAATGGCATTCATGGAAACATCCTCGACCACAAATAACTTGGAATTTAAACTTGCATCGCCGCCAACCATTAGGTTGCTACCGACGGATAGAATGGAATTCATAGAAACATCCTCGACCACAAACAACTTGGAATTCAAACTTGCATCACCACCAACCATTAGGTTGCTACCGACGGATAGAATGGCATTCATGGAAACATCCTCGACCACAAACAACTTGGAATTCAAACTTGCATCACCACCAACCATTAGGTTGCTACCGACGGATAGAATGGAATTCATAGAAACATCCTCGACCACAAATAACTTGCTATTCAAACTTGCATCACCGCCAACCATTAGGTTGCTACCGACGGATAGAATGGAATTCATAGAAACATCCTCGACCACAAATAACTTGCTATTCAAACTTGCATCACCGCCAACCATTAGGTTGCTACCGACGGATAGAATGGCATTCATGGAAACATCATCGACCACAAATAACTTGCTATTCAAACTGACGTCTCCACCGACCATAAGAATAGTATCCATAGAAACATCATTCGCAACAAATAACTTGCTATTCAAACTGACGTCTCCACCGACCATAAGAATAGTATCCATGGAAACATCATTCGCAACAAATAACTTGCTATTCAAACTGACGTCTCCACCGACCATAAGAATAGTATCCATGGAAACATCATTCGCAACAAATAATTTGCTATTCAAACTGACATCTCCACCGACCATAAGGATAGTATCCATAGAAACATCATTCGCGACAAATAATTGAGAATTTAGTGATGTATCACTCGCTACTGATAAGATACCATTTAATGATATATCACCATCGTTGACAAAAATATTTTGATTCCTTAATCTTAAATCGCCCCCGCTCATATCTAAATACCCTTGTAGATATGTTTGTATAAAGCGATTTGATTTTGTGTCGTCTAGCCAAATATTATTCGTGGCCATCGTACAAGTCTATATAGTTATCAGATAGAAACATTTGCGGTTTCAAACAAAATACTAAATAGATATTACCAAGGATGTAAATAATATCGTATTTATGTTAATCAAATTATATTATTCTCAAAACCCCCGTTAATATAGATTGTATGTATTTACGTACAATCTATAATTAAAACTGTAAAATTTGCCCGTTTACATTCATTCCACCGTTAACATCTAAAACGTTGTTATTATATACATCAAATAGTGCGGGGTACTTACCATAATATATTGTACTTGATCCACTATTATACAGTTCTTCTCCACCTGAATTCGAAACATCTGTTGTTACGTTTGTAAATGCGAAAGCCCCATTTGACGAAATACAAAAGTCATTAATAGATAGTGAACGTAAAACATCTTCGTTTCCAAAAGAATAAAACGCGCGATCATTTGGTACATCTTGCCACTTACCCGATCCCGAAAGTGTATACAATATGAGACCACGTTTTATCGTTTGGTTAATATTATATGTTCCTATAGCCATACCTCTGCCGTCATGCAACATGGATACCTTGGTTATGTTAAAGATTGAATTTGGACCATATAATTCACCATTGATATAAACCTTATCCGGCGTCCATGTTTCTCCTCCATCTATAGTATGCATTATTGAATTTTCACCGGCTACAACTGCATTACTAATGTCAAATGCTGAAACTGTATTATATTGCTTATCTACAAATTCAATCTGTAATTGTGGTGTATTAATAGCAGTAGATTCGTTAATATTAAAATAAACAATGCCAACATTCCCAACTGTATATACTGAATCGCCAAATCCATCAATATCTTTAAAATCTGCTCCATTAATTTGGGCGCTGTTTCCTATATTTACGCTATTTAATGATATATCTGCGCTACTTGATGATGTATTTATGGCACTTAATTCGTTAAACGAATTGTCAATGCGCGTGAAAAAGATTCGATTGTTATTACTTGTATTGGTCGTTGATTTTCTACCAATTGTTATCATAAGTGGGTCGACCTCATTATTCTTAAAATGTTTCACGTATATTCCCGATGACTGGATGTTATTGATTTTATGATTAAATAAATCAACAATCCCAGTATCGAAATTATAACGATTTAGTCTCGTATTAGATGTTAATGTATACACATAATTTCCAATACAGTAGACAAACATATCGTTCGTTCTCCCATTAATGTAGTTATCTACGATTATTTTAGTCCATGATTCACCTGCGTCCGTTGATGCAAATCCAAATGTGGGATAATTGTTGTCTGTACCTTTCATCTTTTCTCGTCTTCCGCCCGCAAATATATACGACGGATTATCTCTCGAAGACTTGATACTCGTAATTTTGGATGAATGATATACCATTGGATGCAACTCTCCATTTCCAATTCGCGTTGGACCATTTACATCCATTACATATTTATTCATTCGAGGAACATACGTATTGACGCCAATTGTTGTACGAGATAATACTGTGTCTGAATTCGATACATATGACTGTACTGGTAAAAAAGATATGTCAGTAGTAGCCAGTCCAACAAATCCCATCGAACGCGATGTATCATATACATGTGCACCGCCTCCAATAGAAAGACCTTTTGTATCGGGTGTTAATAAATGGGAAAAAGTGGTACTTGAATTATCAATTGCAACATGGACGGAAGAATGTCCCGTAGTTAAACTATTATTATTATAGTAATCGTAAACAAACGGGGTCGACTGTGCGTTATCATATATAGTAAGAGGTTCATTTTTCAGATTTAAAATGGTATCCCGTTCCGAAATTCTAACTGCGGAACGCATTCTAGTCGCATCATTCGATGAAATCGTAATATTTCCTTCATTCGAACTAATGTCTACGTCACCGGTTATACTTACAATGCCAGTTGAATTTTCTGAAGATACATAAACATTTCCATTTAAACTAGTAATGTAAACTGATTCTGCGTTCATGGAAATATCACCCTTATGCGTTGTTAGATTTGTACCCAACTCACTTGCGATCGTTGTGGTATTACGAGATGTAATATTATTGAAACTACTATCCAATGTGAGTGTACTGTCAGACGTATCCACTATTATATTTGATATTGGAACTGCATTTGTATTACTAACATCTCGGTGAAAAAATCGAATACCCGCGGTGTCGCCATTTGTATCAAGTACAATACCCGAATTATTTTGATTTTGAGTTAATATATTTCGTATATAGGATTTATTATTTCTGATAGCAAAACTATCGATTTCAATTGAACTAATATCAACAAATGCATATGGTTTGTTTGTGCCAATTCCAACGCAATCTTTATATATGTCAGATGAAATATAGGAGCGGAACCCGTCCGCCTTTTCGATATTTAATGATATATCTCGATTCGTATTAAGTACATAATTTAAACCATATATATTTTGATGGACTACCATATCACCACTTATATCTACATTTTGACTAACATCCAAATTACGATGTATCTGAATATCTTTTTTTGCGACGATCGTATCATCAAATATATGAGTAGTTACTTTGACCTGTCTTAATATAATATCGTCAGCGACAATAGTACCGATTCCTATATTATTTAATTTATCATTTTTGCGTATTCCACCATATTGCTTCCAAGACATGATAATCGTATATAGTTATCATGTATATTTTTTATATGTATCTTACTAAAATGGTATTATCATTTTATAAGCCGACTACTGGCGAACGATTGTATATTATCAATATCGTCACGCAATAAATCGACTATCTGTTGATAAAAATTACGAAAATCCTTGCGTTTTTTTTTCATATCCTCGATTGAAAACCACTCAATTTCTATTTTTTCAAACAGTTTGGTTTTATGTAATACATCATGATCCATATTGTTCCATAAAAAAGAGTGGTTTTGGTTAAAATATACGGGAAGGTTCTCGTCATATTTCATACAAAATAGATGTATGTGGTATTGGTTATGTTTTAACTTATATACACCGCCATTATTGCGAATTAGTTTTTTTAATTGTGCTTTGTTTCCTAAAAAACCAGTTAATTCCTCACTGCCTTCTCGAATCGCCGCCGAAAATGGTGTTTCTGAATTTTCCAATCTACCACCAAAATCAGACCATCCCTTTGCGCTTTTTTCTAATGGGTTTTCTTTACCGAATAAAAAATACAATTTGTTATTATGAATCGCCATTGGTAATATACTGCCAGCCACCATTATATTATATAATTATGATAGATTATAGTTTGATAATTTTTACGTCAGAAGAGACGGATTGTGTATTTGCATCTTGTTCTTGATTATTTTTCACAGTGTTGTCTATATTATCTGATATCGCGACTTCATTAGTTGACATATTTTTATAAAATTCAGTGACCTTGGGATTTGCCGATATTTTTTTACTGTAAAATGCCGATAAATATAGGCCATCGAGTGACTTAATTCGCGAGAGTGCTACATATGTTTGACCGTATTCAAATATACTTTGGCCGATATCCATTTCTGCCATGGTTAACGTAGCGCCTTGTATTTTATGAATCGTTAACGCCCATGCCAAACATAATGGATATTGACCGACTGCTATTGTGGGATATTCTTCTGACTGCCAAAAGTGGGGAGATATTGTTTTTTCAATCCCATTTGAAAAGCGCACGGTTGGTAATATTGTACCACTTGGTGTTTCTTTAATATCAATGACAACTCCTTGTGAACCATTGCATATAGCGTTATCCATATCTAGATTTACCGTACACATAACAATCGCACCCTTTTTTAATCGTATTATTTGGGACGATGGAATACTATTTGATAATAAATCTAGTTCATATCCGATTTCACGTTCATTTAATGAACGACATTTTCGCATTTCTTCAAATGAAATCGGTTTGGTGGAATCTAAATGGGTCGTGCAATCTATTTTTCGGATAGTTTCAAATACATATTCCTTTTCAGCAAGTCGTTTAAACATCATCGAATTTACGAAATCCGTTTTAGACCTTAATGGAAACAACTTGGTCGGGACACATCCATTCGTTGTTTCTGAATCATATTTTCGATTTACATAAGACTTCAATATCGTCTGCTTATCTGAATCTAAACTACCTCTTCTAATCTGTTGTAATATGTCAATATATAACGGATCACTTTGACGGAACATTGTAGTTAATTCGATATGATTTTCAGGTTTGAATACCATGTCCCATCTAGGTGATTCAAAACAAAATTGCGATGTTTCATTATCTTCATTGTTGCCTACTGGTGGCAATTGAAAGAAATCGCCCGTAAATACGACCTGCATTCCACCAAATGGTCGCGGGTCTTTTTTCACAATACGGGCTATATTTTCAATAATTTCGAAAACCTTTTTAGACAACATACTAACTTCATCCAAAATAATCCCTTTTGCCAATTTCCACGTTTTAGTCGCGTGTTTGTTTTTAATAACATTATTAATAACCATATCCTTTGTTCCTTTCGCCAATTTTATCCCACTCCACGAGTGTAATGTTCTAGCATTACATTCCAATAATACGGCGGCACATCCAGTCATCGCACATACCGGAATGTTTTTATTAATGCTATTTGAAAATTTAATTAAATGTCTTATCAGATGGGTTTTACCAGTTCCCCCTGGCCCTGTTATAAATATGTTTTCACCATTTATAAATTTTCTGTATGCGATTTTTTGTTCGTTTGATAATGTTATAGTCGGATTAGTCGGATTAGTAGTTGATACGTCAGTTGAACTTGACGAAGTTGTTATAGATTTCACGGAGGGATCTTTGGGTTTATCGTCAACATTGCATTTAAATTGTTCTATTGTCTTTTCAAAATCACTCATTGTGGTTGATGTGTTTATTGAATTCAAATATATTAACTTGATTTCAATTTTATATTTAATCGTGCTCTAGTTCTAAACAGAGTGAGAAATCGAACCCATTTAGTGGCAATGGAATTCCCATTTCATTCACTATTTGTAATTTCAACTTATGAAGGTCAATCTTTCCATTGTATTCTCGTCTATCACTCAATAACAGTCCATTTTGATTGTTCGCAGGCAAATAAGTACCAAATCCATAATTGGAACGGTCAAGTGAAATACGCGCGATAATGTTTTTATTTAACAACGATGAATGGGTTGGCGATATAAATGAATTTTGCGCGCCTTTATTAAATTCATCCATCGCAAGATAAACGTATCGTAACGAATTTAAATCGGCCAAGAACTCTCCATAAGTCAATGGTTGTCCCGCAGGACCAAATCCATTCATTGGATCGTAAGTACCAACAATAGATTGAGAACTATAACTAATATTACAACTGATTTTACGAAAACCCATAATCCATCCTAATTTTGCTTTAAAATTATATTTATCAAATGTACCCTTCTCGTTTACTGCAAAATGTACGGTTATATTAGAACGGTTCGAATAAAAATAGCATTGAATACCACCTGACCCTTTTGTATAATAGTCAAATTGTAGATCATTTGTATTTGCGGGCGCTCCATTAATCCATACAAGGTTAGAATTTAATAATGTCACTCTAAAATTTCCATAACTGTCTAAAATATAATCACCATTCTGATTTCGATCAAATACTAATTCTCCATTGGTATCAAATGGAGCGTTCGTATTTGTTAAAGTAATCATAGTTGTTCCATTAGATTCATATACTATGTTTCCACTAGAATTCACTACAAGCATTCCGTTCGCGTTTTTAGGAACCCGATTCAATTTATCCATTTCTGCATTAATCGTGGTTTTCAAATCTGAAATAGAGTAATTTCCATCGGGTATGATAATTGTGTCTACAATTTCATTATTATCATTTCGGTTCTCGGTTTCCATTGCGTTCAGATATGGGGCGCTTCCGTTTATTGAATGATTTACAATTTGAAAACTGTTATTTCCTAACGATGATGAAATATTATAAAATGACATGGGTAATTCTATATTGGTAACTGTTATGGACTTAATCTCGTTTATTCGTTCAGGCAAAGTAAGATTATAGTTAGTAGCCGACGAATCATTATAATCGTCACTAAACCTAGTATCTAAATTTATATATTTTGTTTTTAGTGGTTTATGTACGTTTGTCATAACCATATGACTACCATATTGTTTTACCTTTGGTTCTAAAAACAAATTGTTTTTATCGAAGTATTGACTCATTTGTTATATATAATATACCATGCGATAAATTATATATAATTCATACGTTATTGCGTTGTCATGTTTAAAAGGCGTATGTTCGTGCTATTTTTTTATGATTATCACTAACTTTAAAATTTGTGTCATTGTTCTCGAGTCCTTCATATAAATTCATATATTTGAGTGATTGTGTTACTGTAAATAACCCAAGCAATGATAAGGTGATCGTTTGTATTCTACTATTTGATAAAATTGACTTTAGCATTATATACACATATGCGATAAATTAATTGTTCTAAATACTCACTAAAAGGGGATTGTAAAATTGAATAACTGCTACACAGTATATTACATGAAATATATTAAATCCAATGACAACCACGGCAAGTACATATAATTGCCGGTACTGTAAACGTGAATATAGGGAAAAGTTCAACTATGATCGACATATTCAGTGTTGTGAATTTACATTTAAATCGCGTCGAGAACAAAACAATGAAATTGATATGTTAGCACCTGCCCCTTCACATCATGAAATGTATCAATTCATTCAGCACTTATCCGTTCGTGTTGATAAATTAGAAAAAGAAAATAAACGGCTTCATCAGGTAGCGCGAAAGAAACAAAATATATTAGAATTAATGAATAGTCCAGAGACTCTTGAAAGAATGGATATAACGTTCTCTGAATGGGTTAAGCAAAATATATTGAGTGAGATTCCAAAATATTTACAAACTGTATATGACGACGATTTGTTATCCGGTTTGAAATCGGTTATATCTTCGGCAATAAATAATTTCGATATTATGCGTTTACCTATTCGTACATTTGACAATTCAACTTCATTTTACATATTCAAGACAGATGAAAACAAAGTGAATAGATGGATGAAAATTAATGTAACTGATCTAGATAAATATTTACGTCGCATATCAAACCAATTCATGTATGATTTTAAAGAACATTGGTATGACGTAAACAAGGATAGGGTAGAAACCGAAGAGACATATAACGAGATGTACCTAGAGTACTATGGAAAAATACTTGGAGGTAAGCGAATGTCAGAAGAAACTCGATTTCAAAAATTACGAAAACATATATTTGATATGATTAAACAAACACCTAAAACAGTAATTGAGTACACAGATACAGCATAGAAAATTGAAATACATAATCTCATGAATGTTTTTTTATCAATACACATCACAATGAGTGAATCACAAAGCATTTTCGAAAATCCGGTACCTACCTATTTGGCCGAACAAAATCCACATGAACGCGATAAGGACATTTCGTTTGAAGAGGGTCCGCATATTTATACGGTTTTGGGCGATCGCGGAGGATATACTTCCGTGACTACATGGAATCATCGGCATTTTTCGGAATTTAATTCAGATAAAATTATTACAAATATTTTAAACAGCAAGAAGTGGGATACTGACTCAACATATAAATATTACAAAATGACCCGGGATGATATAAATAAGATGTGGGATAATAATCGAGATCAGGCAGCGCAGGCCGGTACAAAAATGCATTACGATATCGAATGTTATTACAATAAGCAAGATGTAGTTAATGATAGCGTAGAGTTCCAATATTTTCGCAAATTCACGGAAGATATGAGTGATGACCTAAAACCATATCGTACTGAATGGATGGTGTATTACGAAGAACTGAAATTATCGGGTTCAATTGATATGATATTTGAAAATCCCGACGGAACGCTACAAATCTATGATTGGAAACGATGCAAAGAAATTCAACATGAAACGAACTTCGGAAAGTATGCGACAACGCCATGTATTTCGCATTTACCCGACACCAACTTTTGGCATTATGCCCTCCAATTGAACGTATACAAGACAATATTGGAACATAAATACGGTAAACAGGTAACGAACTTATATCTAGTATGTATGCATCCGGATAATCCATACCAAACATACGATCGTATCGAAGTTCCATTTCTAAATTCTGAAATAAGCGATTTATTCAATCTACGATTGTCTGAAGTACACGCAATGAAAAATTAAAAATCCAATAACTAATAAATAAAACTAATAAACGGCATAAATATATATGATTATAATAGTGTACCTAACTATGGATTTTTTTATCAAACCGTTCCAACAGTATGCGTTTAAACACGTGTTTTATAAACATGTTTATACGATAATAAAACCAATACTTTTTATTGGTGGAAATGTGTTGATTTCACGTGCTATGAAATATCTAACATACACTACGAAATCCGAAAAGAAATCATCCTCGATCGATAGTACAAAAGAATATGTTGATGCGTCTATCGTAAGGTTTAAATCTACATTTGAGAACATTAACGTAAACGAAAATATAAATTCGAATATACAGAAAGAGTTTTATATAAAAGAAGAGTATGCGAAATGCGTAATTGAATATAACAATGAAATTGAACGCACATGGAAGAAACGAGTGTTGATAGAAAATACACCTAGGGGGAACATTATTATGTTCTATGATCCGTATAAATTGGGGTTCTCGTATTATTCTGACGCATATAGTATTCCATACACCATATTAAATGCGGTGGCAATGAAATATGTTAGAATTTATTATTGTAGGGATTTTTTCGTAGATGATGAAATTACACCTGCTATTTATCCATCTCCGTTCATTCAAATTCACATGGTAGATAAAAAAAAGAATCCTGTTAATGATACGACGAGAACAATTCAATCCTCCAAATCAGCATTTGCAAAATTAAAGAAATATAAGAAAACAAATACCGTCCACTATAAAGATGAAATGCCCGCGAAAATATATTATCGAAATCGGTTTATTTGTCTTGGTAAAACTACGAATTATTCAATTCTACAAAAGGTAGATGTATCAAACAAACAAAATTCGTTGAACGGATTTCATTCTAATATGTTGAATAATTTAACAGGAGAAAATGACCTTCAGATGAAGGTATTAAGTTATAAAGATTTTAAGAATAGACAATCATCGCCTTTAATTAATTAGATTGTTTTGTTTTCCACGCCAAGTAACCAATTGTTTTGTTGTACTGATAGGTCATTCCAAGATGATCCTTCGCAATATAATACCCCTTCAATTCCTTGGGCGATAAACTTTGCAAATACGCATTTAATTCAGGATCGTTTGTTGGTGTAGTTTGAACGGGCATATTGATGCGAATAATATAATGTAAATCATTCTATTATTTTCAAAAATTTCAATTTTATATTAACAAGCGAACGGCATACCTTGATTTTTACGTTTTACTATAATGTCATTTTCTTGACATTGTTCTCCTAATTGGTATATATAGTCACCCGACGAGATAGGTAAGAACTCACTCGCAGAACGGGTATAACTACATATCTTTTTACCATTGTTACATTCCCCGAGAGTAGAAACGTTTGCGTTCAAACAGGTAGTATTATTTGGGTCATTTGCTTTCTTAATTTCACTGAATGTTTTTTTTCGTAAATTTGTAATATACGTATTTTGGTCGACATTATGATTGTTACTGTCAGGTTTCACACTACCATATGGGTATGGTCGACGTGTCATTCTATATTTATTACTTATCATTCCGGATGTTCCGAGAACACTTCGTTTTATAGTTGTAGAATCTTCAGTAGATTTAATACTAGACATTACAACTGGTACATTGTTATACGTGCCACAACAACCACCATGGCCCTGCTGTAATGTTCTTGGTAAAGAACGCGATAAAGATGTTTGTCCTACATACCCTTGATTACGATGTGTTCCATTTAAAGAAAATCCTCCAGGTGCACCTACACTCATGTTATTATATTTGGCTTGTGTTTTACGCTTTAATGTTGCTATTGACATAGTATATATGTATGGAGATATAAAATATTGGGTAATTACTATATTATTGAAATGATATAGTGATATATTAATATACACGTATTAAGGAATGGAAAATCTTGATTTAGATATAAATAACTATAATATTAATGATCTAGAGCGTTTTTTTCAAATAAGTTCAAATGGAAACTATAGTGAAAGTGATATTGAATTAAAAGAATATAGTATTCGAGAACAACTCTTGTCTAGCGGTCATATAAATAAACGATTTAAACGAGATTTGATTGAATTTCTAGAATTAGCAAAGAATTGGTTGATATTTGTTAAATGCAGGAAAGGGAAAATAAATGCACCTACTACTATACCCAATAACTATAAATTAGATACGATGAATACGCCTATTTCAAAAGAGGTAGAACCGCGAACAAATGAACTCATCGATCATCCTGAAACGCAATTTGTTTATTCTATGAACAGTGAGTTCTTACCTGGTAAATTAAACCAGTTAAATACTCGAGTCGTTACTAAAAGTGTAAATATAGATACGCGATTTCGGGACAAACTATACGAAACCCAAAGTTCTGATTTTTTATTGCAAATGCCAGTGAAATTCAATAAAGTGGTATCTATGAGCCTATCGT